GCAGCGCGCCGCGTACTGGCGAGCACGCGATGCGAAGCTTCAGCCGCTCGAAGCAAAGCTCAAGGCGGCCATGGATGATGCGTTTGACGCTCAGCTAGAGGCTGTGCTAGCCGCAATCTGATGCGCCCCACTTGACGCCATCGGACGAATGACCTAGCGCGCCTAGCATGGCAAGGCGCTCTCTCATCCTGAAGACCGATGCCGGGTCGCGCGTGTACCTCCCTGGCGGTGCGCGCGATCGATGCTTCCGCGCGCGCGACGTCGACGGCATCATGCGCCGCCTCGCTGATCTCGGCGCCGGCAAGCAAGTGCGCGACGCGGCAGCGGCCGAGCTCGCCGAGGGCGAGCAGGACGCTGACGTCGCGACGTTCGTGATCAGCACGCGCCGCGTCGACTCGTACAACAGCACGCTCAACCCAAATGGATGGAAGCGCGACGACTTCCTGGCCAACCCGGTCGTGCTGTTCGGGCACGACCAGAGCAGCCTGCCGGTCGCGCAGGACATCGCCAACTTTGTCGACGAGAACGAGCGGCTCATCGGCACAGCTCGGTTTACGACGGCCGACCTCTACTCGTTCGGCAACACGGTCGGGCGCATGGTCCGCGCCGGGTTCCTGCGAACGGCATCGGTCGGCTTCGACCCGCTCGCGTACGTCGAGGCCGAGGACCGCGCTGAGGACGACGACCAGTTCACGCCGGTCGACTTCACTGAGCAACAGCTGCTCGAGTGGTCTGTCGTGCCGGTGCCAGCCAATGCTGACTGCCTGGTGCAGGACCGCAGCGGAATACCGGAGGCGCAGACACGCGCCTTTCTTGGCGAACTCATCGAGCGCGGCATGGTCGTCGGCCTTGCCCGCGAAGCAATCGAAAACATCCGCCGAGGCTTCGGCGCAGCGCCCATCGTTTCGCTGGGCAAGGAGAACGACGACATGCCGAAAGAGACACCGAAGCCCGTGGCGGGCCTGAAGCGCGAGGCGGACAAGGACGAGATCACGCCGGCGACCGAGCCGCTTCGCGAAGGCGAGGCGCTCGAGGCTGAGGCGGCCGCCGAGCAAGTGCGCGCCCCACTGACCTGTCCAGAGTGCGGCTACTCCGGAGAGCCGGCCGAGTTCGAGGGCGGGCCCGAGGAGCTGAGCGCGGAAGGCGATGAGGCCGAGCTCCCGCTCGACGAGCAAGAGATGGCACGCGCCATCGCCGAGGCTGTCGCCCGCGCATCGCAAGAGGCGTTCGAGCGTGGGCGCAAGGATGCGCTCCGCGAGATGGGTCGCCTCGAAGGTTTCGACGACTGACTTTCCACGCCCAAGACCGGGCACAAAGGAGGGCATCATGCCCGCGCAGAAGAAGCCGGCCCGGCAAGGGCTCACGAAGGCGCTCATCGACAGCATCGTCGATGGCGTCGCCAGCAAGGTGGCGGAGCGCCAAGCCGCGCCAGCCGTACACACCGATGACCGATTCGCTCGCCGCACGCGCGAGGATCTCAACCACCAGGCGCTTGACGAGGGTCTGCCGAAGGAGTCGCTCGAGGCTCGGCTGCAGGCAGAGGAGCGATCGTTCCGCCAGGGCGGGCGCGATCTCAAGCAGGCTCGGCAGTTCACCGCGATCGCGCGGGCGAACGGTCGAAACGTCGACGGCACCGTTGACCTCGGCAGCGTCGACTGCGGCCGCCTTGCGTCGAGCTACATCGGCTTCGTCGCGATGGCGCGCGGCAACCGCGACCTCGCCTACCGGAATGCGAAGGCGGCCGGTGCGCATCCGGTCGTGACCCGCGCCCTCGGCGAGAGCACGTTCGTCGGCGGTGGCGCAGTCGTGCCGGTCGAGATCCAGAACGACCTCATCGAGCTGCTCTACTCGACGACCGCGTACCTGCAGACGCAGCCGACCCGCGTCCAGCTGGCCAGCGGTGTCATGCGGATCCCCGGCATCGCGACCGGCGCGACCGGCACCTGGATCGGCGAGTCCACGAACATCACGAAGTCGGAGCAGACGTTCCGCGACGTGAGCCTCTCGCTCAAGAAGCTCGCTGTCCTCACGCCGATCTCGAACGACCTCATCTTCCACGCCTCGCAAAGCATGGAAGACGTCGTGCGGCAAGACCTCGTCGAGAGCGCCAGCGTGACGATCGACAGCGCGATGATCCGCGGTGCAGGCACCTCGTACGAGCCGCTCGGCCTGAAGGGCAACGCGAACGCCTCCTCGACGTTCGACGCCAACGCGACCGTCAACGTGGCGAACATCACGAGTGACCTCACGCTCGCGCAACGCAAGCAGGCCGATCTCAAGGTCAAGATGCTGCGCGCGTCGTGGCTCATGTCGCCGCGGTCGTTCTATCACCTGATGTCACTGCGCGACGGCAACAACAACCTCGTGTTCGCAGCCGAGCTCGCGCAAGGCCGCCTCATGGGCAAGCCCGTGTTCGTCACGCACAACATCCCAGACACGCTCGGGTCCGGCAACAAGAGCGAGGTCTACCTCGTCAGCGCCGAGCACGAGCTGTTCGGTGAAGGCGTCGGGCCGGACGCGATGCGCATCGAGATGTTCGAGAACGCCGCGTACTACGACGGTAGCTCCGTCGTGTCCGGCATCTCGAAGGACGAGAGCGTCGTGCGTCTCGTGCAGAAGGTCGACCGCATCTCGCGGCAGGCCGGCAAGAACATCACCCTCATGGAGGCTGTTGCCTGGGGCGCGTGAGCAACCTAGTCGACGACCAAGAAAGGAAACAGACCCATGGCACATCACAGCCTCAGCGCGCTCGGCGAACAAGTCGCGTGCTCGCTTGCTCTCTCCCGACGCCTTACCGCGGCCGGTACCGGCGACAACTCCGAGGTCGATGGCGAGGACATCGATCGGTTCGTCAATGGCACCAACGCCTCGGGCGGAATCTTCGGCTCGGTCGTCTTCGCGGTCACCGCGCGGGCGACTCTCACTGAGGCCAAGACGCTCGTCGTCAAGGCCACGCTGCAGGACTCGGCGGACGGCTCCACGTGGGCCGACGTCGCTGCTGCGCTGCAGCCGAGCGGCGCGGCCGACTCGACCATCCGCACGCTGACCGGTGGCGTCGGCGGAACGACGGAGACGAGCATCAACGAGATCGCTCTCGATTGCGCGAGCCTCCGACGGTACGTCCGCATCCAGCTGCACTGCGACCTGAGCCACAGCGGCACCGACGTCGCTGACGTCCACTGCGTCGCTGTCAAGGGTGGCGCGAGCGCGCTGCCCGTCTGACGAGCATCGCGGCACGACTGAAGGCAGGCGCCCCCCTTGGGGCGCCTTGCTTTTTGGTGCATGATGCCGCGCAGCAGCGGGAGGATTCATGCAGTCTGATGCAGAGCAACGATCATGCGGCGAGTGCAAGGCTTGCTGCGTGGTCTTCCACATCGAGGAGATGCACAAGCCCGCGGGCCAGAAGTGCGAGCATCTCTGCGCGCACGGATGCTCGCGGTACGCCGATCGGCCGGCCACGTGTCGTGCCTACCGGTGTGCTTGGCTGGACGGCTACGGCGAGGACGACCTGCGGCCCGACCGCTCCGGCATCGTCTACGATCTGCGCGATCGCCACGACGGGCGAGGAAAGTACATCATGGTAATGGAGGCGCGCATCGGCGCTCTGCAGGAGGAGCACGTCAAGCGCGCCATCGATGAGCTCGCGGCCAGCGGCGTCCCGGTCGTGCTGACCAAGCCCTCCGGCGCGGTGGAGGTGCTCGGAAAGAAGGGCGTCCTGGACCGGTTGCGCATCCTGTCGGCCGGGCGTATGTAGCGCCGAGCGAGGTTGCGAGATGACGCCAAAGCGAACCAGGGTGCGGGTCAAGGCAGAGCGCCTGTTCGAGGTCTTCCGCTGCGGCGACGTCTGCGGGCTGACCGACGAGCAGCTGGCCTTCGCCCTCGCGCATGACGCCGTCGACGTGCTCGAGGCCGAGCCGCCACCGAAGCCGCAGCCGCCGAAGGTTCTGGGCAAGATGAAAGCGGGGATGCGATGACGCTGGGATCGACCGCACTCTGCACGCTCGCGAACCTGAAGGCGCGCCTCGGCATCACGGACTCGAGCAGCGACACGCTGCTCGAGACGCTCATCAACGTCGCGTCGTCGTCCATCGTCGGGTACGTGGGCAGGTCACTCCACTACGAGGAGGACATTGCGGAGTACGTGCGGTCATACGGCACCGCGCGCCTGCAGGTTGCGCGCGCGCCCATCTGGGCGATCGCATCGATCGCCTACGAAGGCAGCACCGTCGACGCGGCGTCGTACGAAGTCCGCGGGCGCGACCGGTACACTGGTGCCATCTACGCCACGGGCGGATGGGGCTGGACGGCAATGCGCCGCGGCGGGACCATCGCGCAAGACGCCATGCCCGGCACCGAGCGCGCGAGCTTCCTGGTGACGTATGACGCCGGTTATAACACGCCGTCGCAGACGCCGACAGCTGGCGTCGACGCGCTGCCGGTTGACATCTCGGAGGCGTGCATCCTCGCGGCGACCGCGCTCTACGCCAAGATCGGGCAGGACCCGACGGTGCAGAGCGAGAGCCTGCTCTCGTACTCGGTGACGTACGGCAATGCGAAGGACGTCTTCGGCGAGTATGGGTTACCGGCGCTAGCCCAGATGATCCTCGCCCAATACCGCTGGACGCCGATGGCATAGACATGCTCCTTAACTCCTGGCTCATCCACACCTGCACGCGCGCTCAGCGCACCGGCGTCTCGTCGAAGGGCGACCCGTCCTACGGTGCGTCGTCGACGTTCCGCGCGCGTGTCGAAAAGAAGCGCACCGTGGCAGCGGGGCCGGACGGCAAGGACGTGCTCTGCGAGTACGTGCTAGCGACGACGACGCCCATCGCGTACGACGACCGCATCTGGCTGCCGGCCATCGGGGGCGAGGGCGCGGACGACACGGCCGAGGTCGGCGATGCCAACCTGCCGAAGAGCATCGAGGTGGCGACCAACAAGCTCGGGCTGCAGAAGCTCTACATTGTGAGGTTCTGACGTGGAGGTCATCACACTGCGGCTCGAGCCTAGCGATGACGAACAGCTGACCTGCGTGCTATGCGGCTGCGGCAAGTGCGACCGAGAGTTCAAGTTGCCAGGCAACGGGCGTACCACATGGCACGGCGCGCATCATGAGTGCGTCGCACTGATGCAGGCTAGGTTGCAGGTGAGAGCAAACGATGGCCACTAAAGAAGGCATGGTGACGCTCGACGTCGCCGACGAGAAGACGCTCTTCGCGCTGCGCAAGCTGCGGACGAACGTGCCAGGTCAGTACGCGGGCGCCATCTATCTGTTCGGCGCGCACGTCATCACGAAGGCGATGCGCTACACACCCGTCGACACGGGGCGCTTGCGCAACTCGAGGTACGTTACCAAGCCGCGGCTCGGCAACGGGACCGACTTCAACTTCGAGATCGGCTTCGGCGCGTACTACGCGCTGCCGGTGCACGACAGCGAGGCCAAGCACAAGGTCGGCCGGCGTCGCTTCCTCGCGGTCGCCATCGACGAGGAGAAGAGCAAGGCGCCGAGATTCATCTCGAGCGCGGTGGCGCGCCTGCGCGCGAGCAACACGACGATCGACATGATGCCGGAGCTCCACCCGACCGCGCCGCAGATCGGCCCGCAGGAGCGGCACGACAGATTCAAGCTGCGGCGCCAAGGTAT